GCAATTAGTAATTTTTCATCCCAATTCCTATGAAAATTATAAGGAGCATCGAATAACGGAAAAATACAGATTTTATCTTTCTTTTCAAAACTTGAATTATCAATTATCGTTCTATCAGGAATATTAGAACGATAATCCCACATATTAAATCTATCAAGATTTAGATAATGCTCTCCAGGGACTTCAGAAAAATAATTTGTATATTTTTTCAAAAAGTCTCTGAATATGAACACATAATTTGTCTCAAATACACTTTCATCTGGAAGATAAAATTTTATCGTTGGATCATTTTGTTTAATACGAATATCTTCGAGCATATTACATGCACCAAGGATATCACCACTTCTAATCCTTCCTCCAAAATCTTGAGGAGTGATATTTATTATCATAGAGTAATCCATTCCTCATTTGCTAAAGACCAATCAACAACTTCTTTAATACGTTCACGTAATGAAAACTTTGGTTCCCAACCTAATGATCTCATATAATCACCAGAAAGTGCATATCTTAAATCATGTCCAGGTCTACAACTATGAAAATCAATCATTTCATAATTTAACTCTTTACCTTGAGCTTCAGCAATCATTGTAGCTAAAGATAAATTATCAATTTCTTCTTTACCTACAACATTAAATTTTGGACATTTAGCTCCACCATAGTCTTTTTCAAATACAGTTTCATTAGGTAAATCTAACAAAAATAACATAGCATCAGCAACATCAGAAGCATGAATATAATGTCTACTTCCAGCTTTTGTTTTATCTGCATTAGAATGAATACTAACAGTATCTCCATCCTTTGCTCTTCTAATACACAGAGGAATAAATTTTTCTGGATGTTGACGTTCTCCAAATACATTCATTGTATGAGTAATGAAAATAGGCATACCATAAGTATTTTGATAAGCTACACATAATTCTTCAGCACCAGCTTTTGTAGCTGAATATGGATTTGTTGAATTATAACGATCTCTTTCTCCATAATTAATTCCTTCTGGAGCAGGACCAAAAACTTCATCAGTTGAAAAATAAATAAATTTTTCTAATGTAGTATGTTTTCTTGCAAATTCTAAAATATGTGCAGTACCAACAACATTATCGAGAACAAATTCCATTGGAAATTCAATTGATCGATCAACATGACTTCCTGCCGCTAGATGTAAAATATAATTAACATCACCAATAAAACTTGCAGATAAAGGAGAAACTTCTGCTTTTAAATCATGATGAACAACTTTAATTCTTTGTTTATGTTCGGGAAATTTATCAATCACATCATTTAATCGATTTAAATTCCCCGAAAAATCCAATCTATCTAAAGTCACAATATCCCAATCAGTATTTTTTAGGATATGTGTCACAACATGATGAGCTATAAAACCTGCACCACCAGTAATCAATACTCTTTTCTTCATTAATTTCACCTTATCTACAAATATTACCATTATACAAATCAGTTGATCTAAACATATTTTTTGTAGAAAATGTTCCATCAATGACTTGTTCACATCTAGTTTTAAACAATTCAGCATTTTTACCAATTCTTCCTTGATATAAATGATAAACAGAATTAGCAAAAACTGTACCTACTCCAAAATAACCATAATTACTTAATTTCCAAACACCCTCTACTGGTTCTTGTTCAAAATGAGTTGGATATAATGCTTTATAAGTTAATTTATTTTCTTCAGCAACATAAGAAACTTCTTCAGCAACATCTGATCTAGAATTTTCTAAAAATGATGGTTTGCCTAACTTTAACCAAGTATCTCTAAAAATAAAAAAGAAACATGGAGCAGCAAAAATATGAGAATATGGAAAAATATGATTTGATGATTGTGCCATACCAATAAATGATTGTGTTTCTACAACATAATTAATTGCATAATCAACAATTTCTCGATTTAATGGAATACAATCACTATCAAAAAATCCAATAATATCAGCTGTACTATTTTCTAAAATATGATCCATCCAAAGACCATGCCTCACACCATTTAATTTATCATAATTTGTAAGTAAGTCAAAATGACTCATTACTTTTTTATGTGATTGTATTAAATATTCTGCGTTATCCCAATAAAGACATTTTAACTCAATTTTCATGTTTTATACTTATCCATTCTAATAAACGATTTATAACATCTTCTGATGTATGCCCATCCCATTCAGGAGCAAATTGGACAGTTGAAATATCATGCAATAATTCCCAAAACGGATTTATTGGTAAATGATAAGTAATCATTCCCGATGGTAAATTCATTCCACAAACAAACCAATCTTCAAGAGCACTGCCATCTGAGTGTTGTAAACTTTTCCATGATAAGTTTCTATGTGATTTCATTAAAGCAGAAAATAATGAACATCGATGAGCATATAATTCATTAAATGTATGATATCCATCACTTACATTCCCAGCATCACATTCGATTGTAACTTTTCCCATACTATTTCACCTATTCTAAACAAATTTTTAAATTATTATTCCACGGATATTTTCCATCATATTGGAGTTTCATTATAGAATTACCTTGATCAAAAAAATCTTTTGTAACAGAACCTGAATTTCCATCTAACCGATAATTAACAGAATATTCACCAGTACATGCAAAATTTGGAAAATACTGTTTTAATGCTTGAAATACAACTCTATCTTGACCCCAACCACCATGCCAAGCTCCAGCAATTCGTACTGCAGTATTATTTTTAAAACAATAACAATTAGTATCTATATGATAACATCTAGTCCAAGCTTCCCATTTACCTAAACTTTCACAATTATCTTGACATAAAAATTCTTCATCTTTATTACAAATATTTCTTAAACTATAAACCCAATCAGAATTGGTTTTTTCTAATCGATTAATCATAGATTCAACATGATTAGGAGCAAACCAATTATCTTGATCTAAAAAGAAAATATAATCTTGATTAACTAAATGAGAAAAAGCAGCATAAATTCTATGACCATAGAAACCATTAGCTCCTACATTATCTTCAAGATATACTACTTTAATATTTTTATAAGATATGTCATTAAGAAGCAAATCAACAGCACTACGGTACTGTTTTCCGTCAACCACAATAAGGGTTGTCAAATTTGAAAACGATTGCTCTGCAATGCTCTCGATCGTTTTTACTAACGTTTTTGCTCCTGTTGTAGGAACAATTACTATTGCACTTTTCATATTATACCTTAAATCCGGAAAATGATTTCTTTTCTGTTTTAGATTGATTTAAAGATTTATAAATTTCTGTTTGTTGTTGACCTGCATCTGTAATACCATCTTGAGCTGAATCTTCGACATCATACAATCTCATTTTAGCTCTATCAACACCAACAACAAATCTTTTATTTAAATTTAGATCTCTATAACGGTTTTTTAATTGTTTAATCATTAATTGATTTAATTCATACAATTCTTCACTGTTGATTAATGCAACCATAAAATCAGCAATAGCAGGAACACCAAAAGATTCTGAAACATCATTCATATCTATATCGCTTGAATTAGCACCTGATCTTGTTGTTTGAGTTGCTGTTACAACTGGAATATTAAATTCTTGTGCAAATCCACGTAATTCTTGAGCAATTGCTTGAATATAGGTATAAGAATTAATACTACCTGTCATTTTCATTCTTGAAGAAGCACAAATATTCAAATAATCAATAAACACAACATCAGGAACAAAATTCTTCTTCAACCTCAATTCATTTAATAAAGTTCTAAAATGATTTGCATTGGCAGCTGCTGTTGGATATTCTTTGATATACAATTTTCCAATGGTTTTTGATTTAAGATAATTCATCTTTTTATCATAAGAAGGTTTATCCATTACCATTAAATCATCCATTGAAATTCGTAATAAATTTGCATCAATACGTTTTGCAATTTCTTCTTCAGCCATTTCACAAGTAATATATAAAACATTTTTACCAGCTTGTTGAAAATCTGCTGCACAACTACACATCAATAAACTTTTACCACCATGTGGTGGAGCTAAGATAACATTTAATGTCTTTTTAGGTAAACCGCCATTAGTTATCTTATTTAAATAATTTAATCCAAAAGGAACTCGTTCTTCTACTCTATGATAGTATTCATATCTATCATCAGAATCATCAAGATAATCATGACCAACACTTGAATCAAAAGATACTGATAAAGCATCTGATAATAATTTTGGAATACTTCCTTTTGTTAAATCTTTGTGTTTATTATCGAGAATAGTGATTGATTCTCTTACAGCATTATATATTGATTTTTCTTGACAAAAAACTTCAGTTTTATCAACTAACCAATCTAAATCAACAAC